AAGAGATAACGTAGATGCTAAAGCGTTAGAAGACGCAGAATGGGACATTTTAGACCCTGCTAAAACCAGCGGTCCTACTGATGCTCAAGTTCAGAAAACAATGTCTCTTTATAGAGAACTTCAATCAAGAGGTGCTATCACAAACGACATCCGTGGTCTTAATGCAATGATGTCAACGCTTGACGGCATTATTACCGCTACCGCTGGTTGGACATTCTTAGTTGGCTCTACTGACCCTAATTCATTTTGGAGTAACTCGATTGGAATGAATATAGGCACGTATTACGAATGGCCTATTAACGGAGGTCCGTGGAAAGATGCTGTAACCAGAGGCAGAATGCGTTGGCTTAATACCATGCACGACTGGCAGAAGACTCACTCCGACTGGTCTTCCCAAGGCATGCTTTTCAGTAAGATTGCTAGAGATACAGACGTAAACAAACATACCTCCGCATGGATGGACGCTACTATTGCTGTTGGCTTGTTTAAAACAGGCATGATGGCTATTGGTGGCTCTGCTGGTAGTAAAACTATTGGTGCTGCTAGAGCCGGTGCATCTACTACTGCAAGAACAGAGGCTGCTGCAATGGCTCGTGAAATTGCACGCAAGGGCGCTACTCTTCCAGATGAAGTCAATACTGTTATTACCGCTGTTCGTGACCACGCAAAAGGTGCAGGTGATGTAATTGATGAATATCAGGCTATTGAACGAATCTTTGCTGGTGAAGCCTCTTGGTATAATCCTGTTACTAAAACTGTCGAGAAAGTTGCTCCTGCAATGGTTGATGGAATTAGAAAGTCTATTATTGAAAGAGCAAATGGCGTTGCAAACGTCAGAAGGCAACTTGCTGGAATTATTAAGGAAGGAAGACGCATTTCTTACACAAAAGAAGCAAACGATACTATTGCAATGCTTCGCCAGAGACTTGTTGAAATTGAACCGAAAGTTGGATGGGATAAGGCTACTAACTTTGAAATTTACCAGAGAGCCAGAATGGGAGAATTGCTTCCTGCTGGCGGAAAGAGTTCTGTTGAAATCGCTCAAAGCAGACTTGATAACTTGTTTAAAGAAGTAGGACACACTTGGAGACGTTTTGACAAGGGCGACCTTGCTGGATTTGAAAAACTTGACAAGGTTGAAGAATGGCTGGGTTCTAGACTTTACGAAGGTCGACTTCGTGAAGGCTCTAGAACTGCAAGAGGAATTCAAGGATTCTTTGATAAGTTCTCTCAAAGACTAAATGACTTAAACCCTCCTACTGCTGCTGAAATTGGTAATACTATCAGAATGGGTTCTGAGACAACTCACGAAGCCTCAATGAACATTAACTATGGAGGCACATCTTCTGCCTACAAGCAATGGAATGAAGGAAGAAAGATAATGAGTATAGTGAATCTTTTTGGTTATGCTGATTACGGACTCGACTTTATGGCCGACTTCCAGAAGGCGTTTAGAAGCACAAGGGCAGAGGCATCTGCTACTTACAAGAACATGAAAACGGCATACTCCTCTCAACTTGACACCCTTGTTTCTGAACTTGAAAGAATGAAGGCTGGTGTAGGAATTACTTCTACTAAAGAAGAGATAACTGCCTTGATGGGTAAAATTGAAAGAATTACAGCAAAAAGAAACTTTGCTAGCCTTATGGAATCTAGCACAGGATTTGGTTTTGGTTCTGCTATGTTCACAATGGCAAATGGAGTAAAGTCTGGATTTATCAACGAAGGACTTCTTTACCTTGCAGACACAAATATGCTTGGAACAGCAACAGGATACTCACTTGGATTTAAGGGTATCAATAGTTTGCATCGTTCTTATCTGAGAAACTTTTCTCCTACCTATGGTGTAAACGAAAGAACCACTATGGACTTGATGGAACTCAGCACTCGTATGGCTGAGATGGACCCGACCCAAGCAAGAAACCTAGAAAGCATTCTGTTCGCTCTTGCAGCAAAGCGAGATGAAGCAAAGGCATCTGTAAGAGGTATTGGTGTGTTTAAGAGAGAGGTTATTGATGCCGCAGATACTAATTTTGCTCATTACGTATCTTTACTTAACAGACTTCACTCAAACTACATGAATGTTGAGTTTCATGATGCTGGAGTTGTTACTGGTGCTACTTCTGTCTTTACATCGGCAGAGTTTGCCAACACCCCAGAAATTGCGGTAGAAATGAAAAACTACCTTCTTAAACTTGCCAATGAAAGAGGTCTTTCTGGTCTTGAGGCAGAAGGCTTTGCGAAAAAGATTATTACAGGATTTAGTGATGCCAATGTAGCAAAAGCAAGATTGTCTGGCATCTCTACAGAGGTAAACACTCTTACGACTGAAAGAAACAAACTGCTTAAAGAAACAAACGGAGAGGTTGCAGACATTATTCAAGCCTCTCAGATTCTTGCCAACGAACTTGGTATCAATATTGACAAACTTGAGGTGTCTCCAGACGTAGCACTTATTGGATTAGGTCAAGACATTCCAGCCGTAGGAATTGGTAATGCTCAGAAACTGTTTGGCACACTCAATAAGCAAGACGTTGGTTTTGGAAAAGACATCTCTCCAGCCGTTCTTAAACGAATTGATGCATTTAAGGCTTCATACATGGTTGCTGCTAACAAGAGAATTGTCAATAACAACGTGGTTGTTAAGTTAAATGATAAGATTGCTGGTCTTGAATTTGAAGCGGACAACATGAGACGATTCTCGGAATCTATTCCTGAGTTCAGACCCGGAGAAGTCTTCTCACTTGAAGACGGAACTCAGATTACCAGAAAGCGTGGCGTTACCCTGTTTGAAACTCCGACAAAGGACGAGAATGGTTCGTTCTATATGAGAACACAGGTGCTTATTGACAAGAACTACTTCCTTGAGAAAGCAAACTTCAAGACGAAAGAGCCTGGGGGTCTTGCAGTTGGGTTTGAAGAACTCTCTCACACCTTGTTTATGGCTCAAAACATGCAGTCAAAGCGTGTTCAGTTCATTAGAAATGTTCTTGGGACATACGAACTCAATGAACATAACGAATGGGTTCAGAAAGAAAAGCCAGACATTACAGGCGACCCAGAGCAGAACCTTGCTTTGATGGATAAGTTTGTTAAGCATTACGCAGAGGGTCTTGATGAAGGTAGTGCTGCTACTTACATTGCAAGATGGGAGCATGGAAAAAAGATGTGGAGAAAGAATAAAGGCGACCTTCGATTTATGAATGACTCTTTTATGGAGTTGTTTGGTCAAGTCCACGTTCAGAGATTAATGATGAATAATCCGCAGGGCACTCGTAGCGGAAGCACAGGTTCTTCTGTTGATGGAGGATGGGAAACTTCTGCAATTATTGCAGGAAACCCAAAATGGAAGAACTTCTTTAAGTTTGTATTTGGACAAGTAACTGTCAGAGACCTTCTTAATGAAGGTTCTGAAGACAAGTTAATGGCTCTTTTTGCCGAACAGAAGACAGCCCCTGTTGGACAACAGGGAAGAATTGCTCAAGAGATTCAGGCAATTGAACGTCAAGTCAATGGTGCTAACCGATTCCTAGATTCATTTGGTTTAGGAGGCACTTTTGACCAAAGTATGAGACAGGGCTATATCAGACTTCTCAAAAACATGGGAATGGAAACCCTTCATAACGACTCACCAGACCCTGCTAAATTCTGGGAAGGTCAGATTTGGGATGAAAGAACGGGAAAGCCTATTCCAATTCACCCATCTCTTGTGAGAACAGTTGAAGAAGCACAGGCTCTTACCAGAGGTATCCCTGGAAGAGTCGCCGCAAATGACAATTACACCCTTTCTGTTATTGAGGGTGAAGAAAATGCTACTAACCCAGAAGCCGTTAAGAGAAGACTAATGTGGGCGTTGTCCACAGGTAGAAAGAATTGGATTCTTCCCGGTGGTGCATTTAAGGGTAAAGTAAGAGATTTGTTTGAATCTGAAAACCAGATTATTGAAGATTTCAAAGGTTTTATTGCAGATAAAGACCCAGATGGAACTACTTATGGTCTTACCATGATGACAACTCCGTCTGGAAAAAGGGGTTTCTTGGGTTCTCCCAGTAGAGCACAGGCTAAGAAACTTATGCAGTTTCTCTCTAGAGCAAGCGAAGAAGCATCTCCGGGAAGAGGACTTCCTATGGCTGAACAGTATCAAGCGTTACTTGCTGCACAGCGACTTGGTGATTACGCAATGAACACAGAGACGCTTGGGGTTATTGGTCAGTTCCTTGATGGTATTGCCAAAAGCGACATCTTTGACAATGAAAACATTACGAATGGTTCTGCTGGAACTCTTCCTGTTTACACGTTTGAATATCAAGGTGTAACAAAACAGACTACCCCAGGAACTACAGGTTCTGTTTCTGCAAAAGGAGAGGCTGCTAGACTTAGAAGAATGTCTCCATTCTCTGTTGTTATCGAAGAGTCTGGACTTGATAGAGAAGGCAACGCCCTTCAAGAAACTGATGCACAGGGTAACAAGACAGGAAAGAAAACTGGTGGCAGTCGCAGTAATATGTATTTCTGGGCTATCGACGTTGATGCCTTTGACCAAAGAATGAGGGCTGGATGGTATGGCAAACTCATTGACTCTGAAGGAGAATATTACAAGTGGACCAACGCACACATGCAACAAATGTTTGGCGGAGACTACAATCGTTACACAGAGGCACTTAACATTGTTCTTAAGAACTTTGCACAGGGTGGCCCTCAAGACGGAAGACGCACAGGTGGGGCTAAGTTCCCGCCCAAGAGAACTTGGCAGGCTTTGCTTGATATGAATGGTGGCGACCAGAGAGGTGCTATGAGAATGGCTGACGTTCTTCTCCGTGTTATTGGCTTCCCTGATGTCGAACTTAACGAGTATGCCAGACTCTCAGAAAAGGCTAACCACCCATTCACGCCTGGAGATTGGACAATGAGTCCTGCTGAGAAAGCGAGAATGAAGGAACTTGAGAAGAAGTTTGGAGACGGGACAGTTGATGAACGACAAATGTTCTGGGCCAGACTTAACGCAAAGCACCCCAATGAAATAGGTGCTGGACCGATTTGGGATTCTAGAATGATTTTCACCAAGATTCGTGCTGACAGAATTGTTGGTGGAGTTGAAAGACTAGTTAATAAAGATGGCACTAATGCCGTAATGAACTTTACCCCGTGGTCTTACCATTGGGGACAGGCTAACTACAATAACGCAGCGAACTGGTCGCTCCTGTCAAACAAAGATGTTTCTACCATTGAAAGCACTTACAACATGCAAGGACTTAGAATCTTGCAAGGTCAGAAGCATAACAGCGGTTACACCGCTTGGCTTGTGCAGGATGATACGGCAAAGAACTTTGTAGGTTCTCAGAAGTGGATTGTCTTTGACCCAAGAAGAGGAAGAGTTGCTGGCGATTTCAAGTTTGCAAAGGATGCGTTTGAAGGTGCTCAAACTCACTCGAAAAACACGTCTGGCATCCCGGAAATTGGAAACAAGTTTGAAATTGATATGCAGGACAACAACTTTGTCCCTGTTGGAACTGACTTCATCATGGGAAGAAGAACAGAGTTTGTGTCTGGAGATGGAAGTTGGAATGTTAGATGGAACAGAACTTCTGGAAAGTGGGACTTATATGAAGGCTCTAAAGGTCTTCTCATCCGTGGTGGAATGAACCTTAACGACCCTGCAAAGAAGGGCGGAATGAACGTTGCTGAACTTAAAGCATACATCCAAGACGCTATTGATAAAGATTCTGTCAATGTAGAACTAAAGAGAGAACTTCATCGTGAACTTGGAGACAAGGGAATCATGGAGTGGAGAAGGGTTAGCACCCCAGGCGGACCTGCACAGAGAGTTAGATTTGCCGAAAACAATCCTGCTTATTGGGCGTTTAAAAAGCACATTCTTAATATGTCTGATGCTTCTTTTGCTAATGAAGTAACAATGGCAATGAGAAAGGAACTTGGAGACGACGTTGTTAATAGCGATGTGTCAGCCACTATTAAGTGGATTCAAGCATACAGACAAAAGGGCGACCTGTTCTTCCTTAACCAGAACGTGATTGAGCCTACAGTTACAACTGTCAGAAGTGAACTTGCAGCGGAAAGAGCAGCAAGTGAGAAAAAGCGTTCTATTCCCAACAAGAAGCCAGACCCGCTTCCCGACAGAAAGACGTTCTCTGGAACTAACGCTGAATGGGAACTCATGCAAAGAGAGTTTGACAGAATGACTGTTGAATATAACGAGGCTAGTGCCTTTGAACAGTCTGCCGAACAAGCGGCTATTGAAAAGTCTGGAAAGATTGAAGCGTTCCAAGCGTTTAGCAAATGGGCTGAACAACTTGGAGAAGACCAAAAGAAGTTTGCCGAACAGCAAGGTAAGCCCCCTGTCGTTGTTGATAAAGGTATCGAAGGAAGATTCATGGCTACCTTGCTTGCACAGATTCGTGGTAGCGTTGAACAGGCTGGCATCTCTGTTGAGAACACAGCCTTCCTCAATGACTTTGGATACAGAATCCAATCTATTGCCTACAAGCGTTTTCCAGACCTTGCTGGAGTTAGAGTTACAGGTAAGTCAATGACTGAAAGGGCTTTTGGTCACAAGTTGGATAATCAATTCTTTATCTTTAACCCCGCTGGCGTAATGATTGGCAAAGCCCAGTCGTTGCAAGAAGCCTCTGACATTGCTAATGACCACAAGGTTGCTCCTGAAAAGGCTAAGATTGTTATGAAGTCAGTTAGAGAAGAGGTAGCCAAGCAAGACGCAAAGGATAAGGAAGATGTAAATAGACTTCGCCACAACAAGCCAGACGGAGTTCCGTCTAGAGCCAAGTTACTGGAGGGGGATAAGACATCCCGATACAGACGATGAATGAGAATGAAACATTGGTTGAGGTGTTCAAGAGGGCTGGCTGGGTAATGGCAATCCTCGCTGCCCTTGGTATGCTAGTAAGACTTATCTTTACCAACGAGAAGTTCGTAAAGTCAATATGGATTAAAAAGGTTGTAGGGGCATCAATTGTTGGTTTACTTGTTTACTTCTCCCTCCATAAAGTTGACATCGACGAAATGTATAAGAGTGTTATATGCTCTGTCTCTGGGTCTTTTGCTCCAGAGTTGTTTGATTTTATCCGAACCAAGTTTATCCAAAAACTCAAAGACAATGAATGATGAACTAGCCTTTTTAAATCCTATGCAGGCAGAACTTGCTGCGGCTGTTCCTAAGACTGCTTCTTCAAACCCAAGCATGATTTCCTCCGCTTGGAAAGAGAACCGCTTCCTAGACAGGCTGAGATGGCAGGAAAGTGGAGGCTATGTTAGTGATGAAGAAAGAGCACTCTCTGTAGGTGATACAGGAAGGGCTATCGGCCCTTATCAGATTTGGCCTATTTACGTTGAACAGGCAAATAAACTTAGAAAAGAAAAAGGAGATAATAGAGAATTCTCTCTTAACGATAGAACCAATAGGGCAAAGTCTGAAGAAATAATTGATACAGTAATGCCTTGGATGGTTAATAATTTTAAGAAGGCTAAAGGTAGAAATCCTACAGAAACTGAAATGGCTAGACTTCATCATTCTGGAGGCATGAATAAGATTTTTGGAAGCCCAAGTGACATTGAATATGGAAAGTCTTTTGATTCACAAAAGGCAAAGATTGATAATTGGGAAAACAGTAAGTTAGGTTATCGTCCAGATGGAACTAGAAAAGGATTTGGGTTCTTTGGTCCTCTTTCAATGAGAGATAAGAACGGAAAGGTCTTCAAAGATAAAGTTGCTACAGAAATTTCTGTTGGAGTAAACATTGGAGGCAAGGAATATGAGATTCCTAGCATAGTTCCAACCCTTACCTCTGCTGAAAGAGTATGGATTACAACAGAAGGCAATGACCCAAGAAAGAATGGAGTCATTATGAAAAAGGCCATTGATAATGCAAAAGCAAGAATCGCTAAGGGTTTGTCTCCATTTAAAGACAGCCCCCCAGGAACTGTCCCAGAAGCATCTCCGCAAAGAGCAGAAATGCTTAAGGCAAAGAAAAAATGAAAACCTTTCTCATATTCCTTCTGTTTGCCTTTACTGCCTGCAGCAACACTCCTGAACCCGTCATTGTTAATAACAATAATGAGAAGGATGCCTTCATTGACAAAATTGAGACAGTCGCATCAGATGCTGCTGCCGGTGTTCTCGCAGTTCAAGAGAAACTGCCAAAGGATGATATCAAAGCAAGTGTTCTAGAGTCCCAGTTCATCAGACTCTCTGGTATCAAGCCACCTAGTGTTGCTAAACTTGAAGAACAAAGGTCTATAATCGCCAACAATGACACCAAGAGAGCCTCCGAAGATAAGGCAGAAGCCGTTAAAGTTGATAAAGAAACCACCGAACTTTACTCCAAGGTTGCTGCTCTTGACAAGAAGTTGAGTGAAGCAAAAGCCAGCGAAGAAAAAGCCCTCGCTCTTTCTAAACAAGCCACGAAAGAGAAGAGCATCTGGTATGTCACAAGTCTTGGAATAGGGCTGATAGCCATAGGTGTCCTTGTAGCGGCCTTCACGCCAAAGAAGATAGCGGGTATGATAATGGTTGCGGGTGGGATGCTTTGTGCTTCCTCCGCTTGGGTCTTTGAGTCTGAAATTTACTCTTGGGTTCTCTTGGGAACAGGAACACTTGTCATAGTCAATGTCGGAGCCGCAATTACATTTGCGACTTGGAGATTCGTTCGTGATAAGTTTTTCAGAAGAACGTCTTGACCATTTCCATAAAAGGGGGATACTCATTTTAGTCGAAGGCGATGTAGGCGAGGTTTACGTCGTTGTTTCCTTTTTGGGGTTTCCTTCCACTAGTTTCCAGACTTACTGCTTACAGGGTCTGGAAACGCCTTTGGTGCATTTGTAGTGGGGCACTACTCTTGGAGAGCCACTATAATTTAGTCTAAACTTTTTAGTTTCAACCAAGCCAGCGTTTTGGCCTTTTAGTATTAATTTTGATGCGTGACCGACACTACAATTTAACTCCTTTGCAAGTTCAATCGTAGTAAACCATCCTTCGTCTGCTGGGATTACATCATATTGAACTCCTTGAAGGGCTTCAATTAAGTTAGTAAGTTGGTTGTTCTTTTTGGGTGATGGCATTTTTTACTTTGGTTAGATATTGTTCTAAATGGTCTTTAATTTTTAGCAACGAATTAGTGCTGAGATTATTTAAATCTCTTTGGTCAGTCCAATTCCAATGAGACTTCAGAGGAGGGAGTTTATGATAAGCACCCTTCTTACTGAGGGACGTTGCATTACAGTTATACTCAAATGCTGCTTCCTTGCAAGTAAGGTTCTCTGCAAGAGCCTTTAGGTATATCTGTTTAAGTGTTAGTTTATTTTGTGTTTCCATGTTTTAATTTCAGTAGTCCAAATCCAGCCATCATTGAAACGATGGGCTTGCCAGACCTTCCATTCATTACCTTCGATGATGCCGTATGTCCAGCCCAATCCCCATTGCGATGTAGCAAGTCTAGTTTTAGCATAGGTCATCTCTCTCTTCATACACATACAGCCACCAGAGAAGCCGACTACGCCTCCGTGTTTCTTTGCGTTGATTGCACCAATTCTGTGGATGTGTCCCATGATAACTGCACCACCAGGAACTCCATAGTGAGAAGCGTGTTCTTCAATGGCATTACGTCCATACGTGTATCCGTGGCAGGTGGTGATAGGGCCAATTCTGTGGATACCAAGGTCTGCGTGATACGGAAGGATGGTCTTACAACCCTTCTTTCTCAGAAAAGAACGAATCTCCTCGTCTTGCTTTTCTGCTGCGTCTCTCACAATCCCAGACGGAGAGCCAGACATCAATTGGTCTAGTCTGTCTTCGTGGTTGCCGTAGTGGAATACAGTAGGACGGAGGGCTGAGATAAACTCTTTGCCGAGTTTTATGTCATCCTTTAGGGATTCATGTGATTCTCTGTCATTAGCGGTTACACCTCGTCTGATGGAACGAAAGTCAAAACAGTCTCCAAGGTGAATACGATGCTTTGGTTTAAAGTCTTTAAGGAATGCAATCATTCCGTCGAAAGCAACAGGGTCAACCATGTCGCCGTGGTTATCGCCTACTGCGATAAATGTTTCATACTTGCTCATTGTTTTTTATTCTCTCAATAATGATGTCTCTTTTCTTGATTGCAATATTTTCATCAAGTCCAAGATAGATTCTTTTAGATTTGTTACCGATTGAAAGTCTCATAAACCATTTACCATCAACAGAACGTATGCTATGCAAGTCGCTGCGATGAATATGCTGAACAAGATAATCATTATTGTTGGGAGTCTTCTCATAGAATCTGGAATAGTAAGCAGACCATTGTTTCTTTGCCATTGAATACTGCGTCTTGTAAAGAAGCGAGGTGGTCATACAATCGTTTCTGTCATCAACAGGAGGTGGAATAACAAAGTTGAGAGCCTGCCCGCCTGCCTTCAGTCCCTCGATTACCTCTGTCAATTCATTGTGCTTTGCGTCCTTCTTTAACATGAAATGAAGTAATCCTAGGATAACCTCTCTGGTATCATACTTGTCAATTTTGCCGCAACGATTCAATACCCTTGCGAGCAGTTCTGGAAAAATTGGAGTAAGCACAGCATCAAAGTCCTTGTCAGTAAAACTGACTACAAGTTTCTCGGATTCGTTATTCCAGACTTCTTGGAACAGGGGTTCTCGTTTTACTAAGATGTATTTCATGTGGTGCTTACTTAAAATGTCGTCCTGCTTGGAATCGAACCAAGATAACCCGCTTAGAAGGCGGGTGTTCTATCCGTTGAACTACAAGACGAAAGAGAGCCACGAGTCGGACTTGAACCGACAACCACCTGTTTACAAAACAGGGGCACTACCATTGTGCTATCGTGGCTGGATTCGATTAGAAGGGAATAGCGTCCCCTTCGCTCTCGGATTCACCCTGCTCGCTGTTCTTAATAGCCCAGAGAGCCTGTGCAGACGACTTGAGGGACAAGTCCTTAGCACCTACCTTGCCTGTCTTTTCCCACGGCTTTGGTTGCCAAGTGTTAGCCCAATAGTTGAGGTCAGCCAGAGGAAGGTCATTTAGGGACGTTCCCTTTGCCTTACCGAAAGGAACAGCAAGGTCAAAATTGACTTCTCCCGTAACTTCAGCAGAGGAGTTATTGGTTTGGATGAGAACCGCTGGCTTATTCATGTAGGCTGGCTTTGACTGCGGAGCAGGGGAATGAGCAATGCGGTTAATCTCGGCATCATCGTCTTCCGTAGCGACACCTGCAACAGAAGCCAGAGCGTAGCGACGGAGATAAGAGATGATAGCACCCGCTTCCTGCCCCTTGACACTATCACCAACAGGGATGCAGATGCTTTCCTCGATAGAAGCACCAGAGGTATGAACGATGATGGTGTTCACTCCAATCGCCTTCTCACTAGAAGTAGGGAACTGAAGGATAGCCAAGCCGTGCTTAAAGAAGATAGGCTTGATGGATTCTAGGTGTGCACCTAGGGATGCGTATTTGTTCTTGTGGAACGGATTGGTGCTGTCGGCAAGCACGTCCTTCGTCTCTGCAATCGCATTGACGAGGGCTGTGTTGAGTTGGGCACGGTATTCGATGTTGTTGGTCATGGTGTTTTCGGGCATAAATTCGTCAGAGAATTCACTCCAACTGTAGTATCTGTTTGGTCGGTATTGGGTCATTGGTCAAGAATTATTTTGGTTAGTCGCACCGACAATATCGAAATAGTCTCGGAAGCGACCGATGAGAGCAGAGCCTAGTTCTTGGTCGTCAAAACGTCCAAGAAGGCTAGCAGAGGTGAAGTTGGTAGTAATGATAGTTGGTCGATGATTAATCGTGCGTTCGTCAATGACTGCGAACAGGTCGCAAGCAACACGTTGCGTCGTGCGTTCTTTGCCCAAATCGTCAATGTAAAGAAATGGAGTTTTAATGAGGTCGTCAAGTCGTTTGCTGTGGTCATAGTTTTGGAATCCTTCTTCAATCATTCGTTCGAATCCACGCATTGTCATCATTGTCTGCTTTTTGTAAAGCGTTTTCCAGAAACGACGAGTGATTTCCCATGCGGCTCGAGTCTTGCCGACTCGGGTAGTTCCGTGTAGAAGGATGGAACGACCATTCTCCCATCCAGCCCAGTTGCTTGCTATGTCTTGCATACGCTTGCACGGAATCTTTTCGATGATAGTCTTGGTGTATTCGACAGGAATACCAATCGGCTCGTAAGCCCATTCAGCACCCTGCTTGGGGTCACCATTAAGCGTGTATTTGTGTTCACACGCAGGACAGAAGAAACCGGGCCATTTCATCTTTCCATTGAAAGCAAGTGGAACACGTGGCTGACCGCACTCGCACTTAGAAACTGTCATGGTCTTTGTTGGTAAGAAGTTTTGCTTGGGGCTTTCCGTTATTTTGCTTAACTGCAAAAAGTCCGAGCCAACCGCTTCGAATAGAGTTTTTGATGGATGTGATTGCGTCATGTTCTGTTTGTTCATTGAGGAAAATCAATTGTTCACGAATAGAGGTTGGTGTCAAAGGCTTTTTGACCTCTCGACGAAAGATTGTCCATTCTTCCCAGACCTTTGCGAATTCCTCTGAATGAGGCAGGGGAGGAAGAAGAAGACTGTTATTATCTACTACTGTATTCTTTCTATTACCATATGTGCCAGATTTCTGGCGGGGGGTGTGCTTGATTTCTGGCGGGGTGGCTTCAGAAATCTGGCGGGTGTCAGCACGTAGAGACTGCGTAGTGCAGGTCTTCAATGTGCGACTAGTGCCATCAACAATGGTTCGGGTAATCAGACCCTTGGCTTCCAGAATGTGCAATGAAGCACGAACTGCAGAGTCTGACAATCCAACCATTCCTCCGATGTATTCATTGCTAGCGTAACAGCCCTTGTCGTTGTCAAGGGACTGCACGATAGCGAAGATAATCTTTGCGTTGGCTGGGATTTCTTGGTCGAGGAGGACTTCACGTGGAATGAAGACCCCAGAGAATTGCGTGTATTTTTCGTTCATCAATCGAGATACTCGTTATCAGAAGGCGTAATGTCAAACGGATTATCGAAAGTATCTACAACATAAGGAGTCTCGGCATTTTCAAGGGCAGGCCAGACATCGAGATTCTTGCAATTCTCGTATCGACACAGAGCAACGTTGATTTCTTCAGCAGCACGATTGAGGAACTCTGGACCAATCTTTGCAAGACCAACAGTATTGAAGTTCTTCTTGTCAACGAACATGAAGATAAATTCCGGATTAGTTCCTGTGACAGCATTGGCAATACTTCCGTAGAAGAACGCCTGCATGTGATACTTGTTCTTGTAGATTGCCTTTCGGATATTCTTTACAGAAGGAATCTCGCTACAGGTCTTGATATCAATAACAATGTTTCGCTCTGGGTTGAACATATCAATGCGACCCTTAATTTTGCTTCC